TCGATCAGCTTGGGCGATGCGTGGCCCTTGAGGTGAGTCAGGAACTCGTCCTTGGTCATCTTCTGCTCAGGCAGGCCAATCTTGCGGTCGGCCACTTCCTCTTTGCGGAACCCGGGCTGCTTGCTGGCCTCGGCCATGAACTCGGCAGGCGTGCCCTTGGTGCGTGGCACAGCCATGGCAGCCTTCTCCAGCGGTGAGTACATGCCCTGCTTGTTGAGTGCAAGCTTCATCTGGGCCATGCTTGGTGTGTTCACTGCGCCGCCTTCCGCTTTGTTGATGTCAAGCCGCTCCCCTTGGTCCAGCAGTCGCAGCTGTGTTGGGTCCACGTCGTATGAGCTTAGCGGGAACTTGGCTGCACGCTCCTCTGGCGTCATGTTCAGGCGCTCTTGCACCGCCCGTGACTCCGCCTCTCCGCCCAGCTTTCGATACTCTTGGTATGGGTCGATTGAGACATATGGCGAAATGGCCTCTCTTTTTTGCAGCAACTCGTCATAGACTTTGCGCAAGTCCGCTTTGATTGCTGGGTCGGTCGCTTCATCAATGCGGTTTGCCGTGTAAGACAGGGCGTCGTTGTGCCCCTTGAGCATGTTTTCGGCTTGCGCCTTCGTCACAGCAAACTCATAGGTGTTGCCGCCACGGGGCGTGCCCTCGATCTGCTGGATGGCGTGCTGCAGCTCATGCGCCACGGTGCTGCCGGGGTTCTTCTGCGCGAGGCCTTCCAAGTACAGGTCAATGCCTACGCCTTCTTGCGATCCCAGCACGCCGGGGCCACCTTTGTCACCTTGACGAAAGACATGCCTCTCCAGCTCGGGATAGGCTGCGTACAGCTCTGGGTGCTCATAGCCGTATTTCATGAGGTTGCCGCGCAGGCGTGGGTCTTGACCCAGCCCATAGTTGCCGCCCAGCTCCTCGTCGATGTTGGAGACATGCTGCCTGACGTCCCTGCGTGCGGCTGTGGCCTCTTTGGGGAATAGGTCCGACACCACCTCTTTGCCGTGGGCCAGCGATTCTCTGACCACAGCTTTGAGCATGGCCTGCTGCTCTGCCAGCTGCGCCGCCTTCTGCTTGATTTCGTAGGGCATGCGGTGCACAGCCTTGCTGTCGTCAATCTCCTGACGCCACTTGCCCTCAGGGCCACGATAGGTGCCAGTCGCTGCCCAGATTTCCTCGGGCTTTGCGCCAGCGTGCTCCATCTGCACAGCCTTGTATGCCCTTTCCACGTCCCACGTCTTGGCCTTGGGGCCGATCATGATGCCAGCCATGCCTACGTTGCCCGGACCGAATGCGTTCATGATCTGGTCGCCGGTCACCGGGGGGATGCTCTTGGCATAGGCCACCGGGTCTTGCACCATGCGCTGGATGTTGCCGGGAATGCGCTTGGCCGTCTCGTACATGCCGGTCAGGTTGCGCTTGGCCGTGCCGATGGGGTCGAATGACTCCTTGGGGCCGACGGCCTTGTTGCGCAATTCTTCGAGCATCTGCTCGGCGGTGGGTTGTGTTGGCTTCATGACCGAATTATGCCCGTGGGTGGCACTGAAGGGCAATCGGTACAGCGGCCATCACCTTGGCACACCCCCAGCAGCCTGCAGCTCCTTTTCTTTGCGAGTCCTGATCCACTCTCGCAGGTGCTGGACAGCATGCTGCTCCCACACTTCGCAGTTGGGCTGGGCGATGATTTCAAACCGGTTGAGGCACACAGTGGTCCGCACGCCGTCTGACTGGATGATGCGCTCGTAGTTCTCACCGACTCTGATTTCGACATACTGATCATGTTCCATCTTTCACTCCAGTGTGTACTAGTCTGACTAGTACGGGTTTCTACTTACTAGTCTGACTAGCATCACGCGCCATACGGGTTGGCCCGTCCCTTCATGTTGAATATCTCGGCATCCGTGATGTCTTCTTGCTCGATGTCCTCGCGTGGCGGTGCGTCGATGCTGATCCAGCCAGCGTCACGCAGGTACCGCAGGCCTTGGCTGATGCAGTCAACGAACTCGTCGTGCACCGTACCCTCGGGGAAGCTGCATATCTGCGAGACCATGCCCTCGGCCCAGTCCCTGACGTATCCCTTGCGCACGGACGACTCAGGCACCCAGACACGGCCAGCCTTGATGATGTTCGCCACGATGGACAGGCGCTGCACCTTGTCTGCTCGGCCCGGGTTGTAGGCGATCACCGGCAGGTGGGCACGCTGTAAGTCTTGGATAAGGGAGATGCCAGCCGACTTGTCCTCGACCAGCACCACGTCCACCAGCTTCTTGTCCCGGCCCTCACCGTAGACCGTCTCGAACTCGTCGATCACCTTGGGGCGCAGGTCCGGGTACTGCAGGTGCTCTTGCCAGCAGTCGAGGATCATCACGCACATGCCGCCGTCCATGGGCTTGAACACGCCGAACGTGATGCTGCCGGTGGGGTCGTTGATGGTCTTGTCGCTGGTTGCGCAGTCGTAGGACTGGATGATGAACTCGAGCTTGGGGAAGGGCTTGTTGGCAGGCCAGAGGCGGAACCAGTCGCGCTTGACGATGCCGCCCTCCTCCGGGTCGATGATCTCAGCATGAATCTCCTGCCGCCCGAGGTTGGTGCCCTCGTACTGGAGAATCTGCTTCTGGAAGGACGGCGCGAGGTTCTTGATGTTGCTGTACGTGCTGGCCCGGGTGATCACCACGTCGTCACCCTCACGCTCGATCAGCTCCATCACCACGTCCTTGGGCTTGGGTGTGGTCGAGCAGATTAGCTTGGTGCGGGTGCCCAGACGGATGCCGAACATAATCATGTCCCAGCTCTCGCGCAGGTACTCCCATGCGGCCAACTCGTCCAGCCAGCCCCCGTGAAACTGCGGACCCCGGAAGCGCTCAGGCTCGGACGCCGGGATGCCCTTGATCAGGCTGCCGTTGACCAGTGTGATCTCGTGCAGGCTCGAGTTGTACTTGGCGATCAGCAGGGGTGGGATGACCTTCAGCAGGCCTGACTCGCCCTCGAAGCAGGTGCTTTTCAAGTCGCCGGACGTGGGGGCGGACACCAGCCAGCGGGTGTTCGGCTCCTCCATGGCCCAGCCAGCCAGCGTCTCGGCAGCCGCACGGGTCTTTCCAGCCCCACGGCCAGCCAGCAGCAGCCAGATGTTCCACCAATCCCCGGCAGGCTCGATCTGGTGCTTCAGCGCCTGCTCGTTGAGCCACTTGAACTGCCAGTTGAACGCCGCCTGCTGGTAGGCGCTCAGGGCGCTGTATTCCTTCTGGGTCTCTTCGTCCAGCAGGATGTCGAGGGCGACGCTCATTTACTAGTCCGACTAGTATTCACTGCTCGGCCTGCCTTTTCATCTTCAGGTTCTTGAGCAGCTCCCCGAAGACGTTGTGGTTGTTCTCGATCACCACCGGGTTCACGTCATCCCCGGCGTGGACGATCTTGTCACCGTAGCGCTTTGGGTTGAACTTCGCCAGCAGCTTCAGTCGGGTCTCGATCCGCAGCTTGGAGCGCTGGATGCTGTCCCCGTTGACTTGCCAGCCCACAGGCACGCCCTCGGCGTCCAGCCGTTCCATCCAGTCATTGGCAGCGTTGTCGGCGATGTCGAGGCATTCCTCGGCCATGGCGTCATATCCCACGTCACGGGCGCGTGCGATGGCTGTATTTAGGTCGGGGTCTTTCGCCATCCACAGGTACACCGTCCTCCACATGGGGAACCCCTCCTGTCTGCATATCTCCCTCAGTGGTATCCCCTCACTGAGTTGCTCACACATCTGGCGTGCAATGTCAGGGTTGTAGGTGGAGGGTCGTCCTGTTGGCTTCTTTGGCGCGGCCTGCTTTTCCCCGGCCACGGGCTTTTTCTTCTCGGTCATATTCCAGTCCTTTGTCGCGCAATGGTTTCAGCGCATAACTGGAAGTTTACCTTCTACGGTCGTCGACGTACAAGACCGTCATTTCCATGGCTTTGGCCGTCATAAGGATTTCCGGCATATCCTTTCGGGCTTCCCATGTTCCCCACATGAGCAAAGTCATGCCTCGCATGCCAAGCAGTCTGTCTGAGCCGTCGACGTAGGACCACTCTGACTTTGCCATCTTCATGGTCCATGCCAGAGTGTCTGCCTGTCTGTGGTCTCCTGCGCAGATCAGGAAGCGCTTCATTTGGCCTTCCCGTCCTTGAATCCACGGTCGTACTCCTCTTGGAGTCTCGCGCTGAACTTCTTTGCGACCCAGTCCATGAACACGATGGCGCTCTCGTCGGCCACACCCTCAAAGGACAAACCGGGTCCGTTGAAGTCCATGGTGCCCACCTCGTACCCTTCGGCGTTCATGAAGGTGATGTTGTGGTTTGCCTTGGGTACGGCCATTGTCAGCTGGACCTTGGTGGGCATGCTGTACTTTTGCTGGCACTCTGGTCCTTCACTCATAGCTGGCTCCTAAGATTTTCTGTTCTGCGAATTTGCGATAGCTCTTGAGGTTCTTGTTTTCCTCCTCCAGTTGCTCGACCTTGCCACGCAGGTGCTGGATCATGGAATTTGCACGCTCTATCCAGTCTTTAACCTCTTGGGGCATGGAGAAGGTAGGCTCGTTGGCTTTTGGGGCTTCCTTGGCCTGTTTGACGGCTTTCTTGGCGGGTGCCTGCTTGGCAGCTACCTTTTTGGCGGGTGTTTTCTTGGCTGGGGTCTTCTTTGCGGTCACCATGGTGAGTCCTCGTAGTTTTCAGGGTTGAATTTTGGTGGTCTATTGTCTTTGGGATCAGGCAGCGGAAATTGAGGGAAGGGCCAGATGGTCATGTGTTCCCCCTTGCTCGAATGGCCGCAGCGCAGTCCATCGCGTGAGCGTGAAATTGCTCACTGACGTCCTCGCACACCTTTGCACACGCCTCACGCTCATCAGCACGAACAAGGGCTTCAAAGGCTTTGAGGCGTTCAAGATATTCCGCATTGGTCGGACCAACAATGTACGGAACAATGTTTGCCTCACGGGCCATGTCTATCGTGTCTCTCATGTGTTCTTCTCCTTAAGTTTGGCTTCGATGGCTTTTATCGGCCCTTCAAAACATACAATCCGCAAACCGCAAGTTTGACACTCATAGCGCCGCTGCTGTTCGCGTGGGCAAATGAAGCTAAGGACGCGCCGCCATTGGTGCTCACAGGTCATGGCTTCACCCCTCCCAGCATCTCTGCTCTGCAATCGTTCCAGCCTTGCACATATTGGGGATGCTCACCCTCTCGCGTTCCAAAGGCATCGGGGACTGCTGGCTGTCGCACAGACTCCAGCGCCTTCCACCAACCAAAAGCAAACGCAGTCTTCTCGGCTTCTGTCTGGCATTCAGGCGGTGCAGGCTGTGCTGCGGGTGATGTGGCTTTGGTCACACTGTCTTGCCCAGAGCAATATGCAATTCGCAAGGCTTGCAGGAACCCGATTTCTTCCGGGTCGCCATGCTGTTTGGCATTCCATTGCTCAAACGACTCAGGCTCCTGCACAGGTGCTGGCAGCATCGACTTCATGCTGCGAATCCACTCCTGAACAGGACGGCTCTCATTGCACTGGCTCTTGTGTTGCTCGGCCAGCCAGTCGAGTGTTTGTTCTGGTGTCATAACCTTCTCCTTGCTTTGCAGTCGTCCTGCTCTGGTTGCGCCAACTCTTGGCAGTCTGTTGGGTTGTTCGTCCTCGGTGCGTACAGCAGCACCAGCACAGAAGCCACAGCCCAGATGGCGATGGCAATGTAGGTGTAGAGGTGGGTCTTCATGCTGCCACCTTCGAGAGTTTGAGTTGACGTTCACGGATGGCGTCGATCTCTGCCCACAGCTTGATGTAGTAGGGGTGATCTGTCGCCATGTCCTTGTTGATGGCAAGAGCCTCGTGACAGTCGCGCAGGGCGAACTCACACATGGCCCTGTCGTATGCCTTCACCTTATTTTGGAAGACCTCGTGCATCTGGCCGTAGTTCATGCTGTCACCCCTTTCAAGAAGCTGCGAACGGTCTTCATGTCCTCGGCGGACACAGTCCACTCAGGGATGCCGCCATCCAAGCTGAGGCCGCTGTTCTTTGGGCCATAGCCATCATCGCCAAGGATGGTCTCCACGTAGTAGCGGCTCACGAACTGGCCGAACTCTGTGTGCGGGTACCGTGCATCGTAGAACTCCACCAGAGGCTTGTCGCCATCGTGTGTGAGGCAGAAGTCGAGGCCATACTTGTCGCCCTTGTTGACGATACGAACATTGAACTTGTCTACTGTGATCATGGTGCTTTCCTTTATAAACCTGCGACGTTGCAGTGATGAGATTCTAACACGAAATTAGAGTGTGGGGCCGAAGCCCCGTGTTTTTTAGATTGTTGCGAACTTAGTGGCCGGTGTGAACTTGCCATCGACGTAGATGCGGCTGGGGTACTGGTTGAACAGCTTGCCCTTGACCGACACGTTGATGATTTGGTTTTGCTCGATGCGAACGGCGCGGTCGCTCTTGGTGCCGTTGATGATGAAGTTGGCACCGC